ATGTTTATTTTCTATACCGTAAATCCCGAACCCTTATATTTCCCGAAAGCATACATCTTGAAAGTGTTCAGGGATAAAGACAATGAATCCCAATGTATCAAAACACTTTGTTTCCCTATTCGCAATCCGACTTTGAAACAAAAAACCGAAAACGAAGCGCATGAATGCGGCAGATTGTTTGTAAAGGAACTGATGGATAAGGAATGTAACCGTGAAAGCCTTGGCAGATAAAGTGAGAGAGGCAGGCGGGGGCGGGGCGCGGGCGGGCGGGGGAGTGGGGGGCGGGCGACGCCCCGCCGGAGGGCTGCCCCCCTAGGCTAATAGGGGGGGACCAAAATAAAAACCCTAATCCGAAGGGTGCGGAAAAATCGGATAACCAAGATTTTGAGTTTGAATATTTCAGCCATTTCGTATCGGATGGGAAAGGCAAATTCATTGAAATACCGTTAAGACGTGGCAGGGATGACGGCGCATTTATTGACCAAATCACTTTTACGATTCACGAAGACAGTTTGCCGAAAGTAACAGGCAAAGGATTGGTATCCGATACTGAATTTGTTGTGAAGTATAGCGAGCTGTTAGAAGAAATTTTCGGTTTTGGCATTACACAAAAATTACCGTTCAAAGGAAAGTTTTTCTATAAAAGTTGTTACCAACTAGGCCCGGATAATGTCGAATATGGCAAGGTTCATTATGGCGGTCAGCGTGAAACAATGCTAGTTGAATTGAATGGTACAGGTTGTCAGGCTGCTATACCCGGTTGGGAAAACCGTCTACATGAATTCTTAAGTAAATGTGTCCGCCCTAAAATAACCCGTGTCGATGTAGCCCATGATTTCTTTAACGGCGAATACACACCCGATCAGGCATTACTTGATCATGATAACGGACATTACGACGTCCACAATATGCGGCCAAAAAGCGAATGCCGTGGCACTGCATGGCGCAATGATGATGGTAGCGGCAAAACCTTTTATGTAGGTAAACGCGGAAATTCCAAATTTACCCGTGTTTATGAGAAAGGAAAACAATTCGGCGATGTCAACAGTCCTTGGGTTAGGTTTGAAACTGAATTTCGTGCTGGCGATATAGAAATTCCTTTAGATGTTTTGCTTTATGCCGGTTCGTATCTTGGTGGTGCTTATCCGATATGTACGGCGATATTCAAAACAGAAACTAAGCGGATGGATGCAAAAACAGAAACAGTAAATTTAACTTTCGATCACAAACTGTTTCATGCACGTAATCAGGTTGGAAAGATGGTTAATTTCCTCCGCGATATAGGCTGGGATGATACAAAAATCGTCGATGAACTTGTAAAAGGCATTGAAGGTTATCCCAAAGGGTTACAACCTGAACAATACGACTGTAGAGATCAGACACAAAAGATCAAGTATATACACGAAGAGCAAAAAGCAATTGATGATTTGAAAATGCAAACATTAATGGATGATTTGCTTGATGAGAAAGAAACAGCATTTCCACAAGACAGTGAAAAACAACACATTAAAGACATTGAACTCGAAGAGAAAATTATTTCAAATTTTTTAAACAGTAAAGGAAATTAAAATGTTTGAGCAAAGCCAAGTAACTACATATTCAGCAACCTTTTTGGGAGCAAAACAATTTAAAGGCGAAATCGACGGTAACAAAATCGATTCTTGCACTGTCTTGGTAGCAAGCCCAATGCCGTCAAACGGTAATGCCGTGGGCTTTACCGCGGCAAGCATGAAATTTGGCGATAGCCATAATTTCGAAAAGCTGAAAAATCTTAAATTTCCATGCGCGGTTGATGTAACCGTAGCAATGGAATCAACAGGTAAAGGCCTCGTTCCTAAATTGCTTGATTTCCAAGTTAAAGGCGCACCGCCCAAAGCCTAAGAAAGGCTGAATCATGAGTAAGTATCAGCAAAAATTTATTGTACAAGAACTCGAAAACCATGAATTCATTTATCCCGATCCATTCGGCGATATTGGCTTTACGCCCAATATTAAATCTGCCGGGCAATATGAAAGCTATGAAGATGCTTTCAGTTCGGCGGTTGAAGAAATCGGCGGCGAATTTTTAATTTTCAGTTTTTATACAAAAGAAGATTAAGTTTAAGAGGCTCGGCGGGCGGTCTCTAAAACCTTCACAAAGCCCGCAATTAAAGGTTTAAAAATGAAACAGAAAGTACCTCTCTCATTTAAATTAAGTTTGGGCGGTTTAGTTTTTTTCCTCATGGTTTTATCTGTATCGGTTTGGTACCTGTACATTTAAAAGACTTGCGGTAAGTCTCAAAAAACCCGCATTATTTTTTTATTAACCCTTATTGAAAGGAAAACGCTATGAAACTCGTTAACGTAGCAAAAAAATATGGCAATAAAGTTATTGCTGCAACAGGCCTGACAACTGCTTCAGCTTTGGCTGCTGCCGAAGGCGTCGATTTGTCAGGTATCGGTACGACCGCTGCCGCTGAGATTGCAAAATTTGCCGTAATGGTATCTGCAATAGGTGCTGCCGTTCTGTCGGTTATTGTGTTGATGCAAGGTTTCCGCATGGCATTCAGCATGGTTAAAACGGCTAAATAAATGAAAGGCTAGGACGTGGGGTATCGCGTTGGATTGCAATGCTTTTCTACAACGGAAGAAGCGCATGATTATGTATTGTCTCAAGTCCTACCTACCGTAACGGCGGATGGCAAAGTCGTCCGCCCTTACAAAAACGGTAAAGACTGGTATTTGAACGAGCAGAAAATCAATTTGAGCTTTCCGCAATGCGACATAGCCGAACAAATACAATTCGGCGTATTGGTCGGCGCGCCGTTTATAGTCTTATTAGTGCTTGTATTTGGTATTAGGATGATAAAACGGTTGATTGAATCGGTTACGGAGCATCAAGGGGGTGTAGATGATTGATTTTTGGTTTTTATACGGATTCGGCGCAGTTTGTTTGGCATCGCTGATATTTTTTTGATATTCAAAAAAGGTATAATCCCGACTTTACGTAACCATTACGAAAGTTAGGATTATGAAACCATTTATCACAGAAGCCCAATTGGCACTTTTTAAATATCAAGCAGGCGGAAAATATTTTAATTGCCCAATGTCGTATATAGCTCAGCAGGAATTTGTAGAGTTCTCAAGAAATAATCTTACTGAAGATTTAATTTTTTATTTTTCTCATTTTTGGAATCGTGAAATAAAAAAAGATATTTGGGAAATTTCTTTTTCTGATAATTCCTCGCTTTTAATTAGAAAAGTTTTTAAAAATGGGAAAATTATATTTGAATCAAAATCAACTGATTCGACTGATAATTCTGATTTTGATGTCATTTTTAGTTAAAAACTCTTTTGCAGAATGGAAAGTTGGTCCTCCATTTCCCGGATCTAATGGATCTGTCCGTCCATTATATGATTCTTCTAAAGTTAATTTAAATCCTAATACTATGTATAAGACAGATACAGGTCATTATGGGTTTAAAACAACTATAAGCCAAACTATAGAACATGTTCCAACTGGTGCAAGGCGCGCTGGCGTACCTACAATTTTTGAAGCCCAAGTATCCCGAAAAACTGTCCTTTCAGGCGCATTTGGCCTGGTAAAAAGAGGCGCGGCATTAGGAACACGTTTATCCGGTTGGGGCACTGCTGCTTATTTAGCATATGAAGCCTATCAGGCCGTCAAAGGGGACATAGAAAGCCAAGGCTTCAAATGGAATGAAGTCAGCGAAGAATTTTTGAAAGAATGGCCTGCTAGAAACTGTCTTGTTAATCGAGATAGTGAAGGTAGATTGATAAAAGTCGCGTGTTATGGTGTCGACAGTTCTGTCTTAAGTGCTTACAGAAAAGGCGGTCAAAGCCGAATAGAAGCTGAACAACTTATGCGAGGCCAAATGGAAAAACTAGCAGGTCCATTTTGGGATCAAGAAAAAATTGCATTGGACAAAGAAAGAGGCGAAAAATTTTGGGAATTTTATAGCCTTGATGCATGTTATTTTAGTATGAATGGCGGAGGTTGTTCTGTGACATATGGAGGTGATGGAAGAAGCACAATCTCATTTCAGTTATACATGAGAGACACAGAAGTTCTTGATCAAGAAACATTCTTAAAAATCGCTACCCAATCTATCGATGGAAATCCAATGCCATTTGTTAAAGGCACGGGATACCCTGAATATAACGAAAAAGTGTCAGTCCCTGCCGGTACTGTTGTAACAATTGGACCTGTCACCCCCGAAAACGGCAAACCGGTGCAAATCACTATCACTTTCGGCAAAGATTCAAACGGCAATACGACGGCCGAAGTCGCAACTACTCAACGTCCTGATCTTGATCCAGGTAGCCCAGCAGCACCCAATACCAAGCCCGATCCAGATCCTAATCCTAATCCTGATGGAAAGCCCGATAAAAAACCTGATGGTAATCCTGATGGAAAACCCGATAAAAAACCCGACGATAAGCCCGACCCTGACCGCAAAGACGATCCAAAAAAGGATGAAAGACCTAAAGAGGACGACAAGCCCAAAGAAGACGGAGGTTTACTCTGTAAAGTGTTCCCGAACATTTTGGCTTGTGACGCATTGCCTGAAAAAGAAGATCCAAATTTAGAGATTCCTCAAGAAACTATCGATTTGAACTTCACACTTGACAATACCTTTAGAGAGTATGGCGAATGCCCTGCTCCGGTAACGTTTCAGGTGTTGGGCGCGGAATACAAAATCAGTCTTGAGCCTGCATGTAATTTAGCTGCAATGATGCGCCCTTTTATTATAGCTATGGCTTGGTTGGTGGCTTCGTTTTTCGTGGCTAGAGTTGTCAGAAATAACGCATAGGGGGATTTATGAAATTTTTAGCTGCTCTTGCTCCATATTTGATAAACCATGTTGTTAAATACATCCTGACTGCCTTAGGGGTTTCTATAATTACCTATGTTGGTTTTGATGCCCTTATGAGTAATCTTAAAAATCAGTTTATAAGCAGTATGGGGGCGGTTCCCGCCGGAGCGATCCAAATTTTTTATATCGCAGGCGGTGGCGTTGTTCTGAACATCATGTTTGGCATGCTCGCCTTTGTCGTTACTTTTAAAACCCTGTCTAAATTAAGCTTCGGCAAGAAAGGTTAAAGATGGCCGCCATTACTCTGATTACAGGTAAACCAAGAATCGGCAAAACTGCCTTTGCTGTTGAACTGCTTATGTTTGATGATTTCTATAAAGGCAGAAAAATCTTCTCTAACATCAACGGACTTTTGATAGACCATCATAAACCGCCGGAGGGACATAGCTGGGAAGACATGCATGAATGGCTGAAATGGAAAGAGAATATTGGTTCTGTCGTCATCTATGACGAAGTGCAATATTTGTTTCCGACACGTTCAAGCGGCTCAAAAATGCCCGAAAACGTCGCCTTTTTGAACATTCACGGCCATTATGGTATTGACATGATACTGATCACACAATCGCCTAAGTTGCTTGACGTGAATTTGCGCGAAGTAGTTAATAAGCATATTCATATAGCTGCAAACAAAATGGGCGGTTTGACTAGGCTCGAATGGAACGAAGTAGCCTTAAATCCGACACAACAAGCAAGAAACGCCTTGTCCAGTTCGCATAAAATCCGACAAGAGGTTTTTGAATATTACAAATCCGCAGAAGTGCATACCGCGCATTCGCACGTTAAATCAAGATGGTATTACGTCATAATCGCCATGTTGTTTATTCTGCCGTGTATCTTAGGTTTGGTCGGATTCATGGGCTATAAGATGTATCAGGGCTATAAAGAAAAAGCAGGAATAACGGCACAGGCCGAAGAACCAAAGGAAGCTACAGGTTTTAAAAATCCGCTTGATCCTGAAAACCAAAAGGAAATGATTCCGCAAAGCGGAATTCAGGGGCAAAACCTCAAACCAGAAGACTTCGTTCCAACGCTCGCTGAAAAACCCGAAAGCAAACCCATCTACAACGGCGTCCGCCAAGTTAAAACATTTGAGCGCATCGCCGGCTGTATAGACGGCGGCAAAACAGGCTGCACCTGCTACAGCGACCAAGCCACACCGCTGAAAGAAGTAACTAAAGAAATGTGCAAAGACTACGCCCATAATGGCCTGCCGTTTAATCCCTACAAAGAGTCCGACCACAGCTCAAACCAAGCGCAGACAGCGCCATCCGCGTCGGATACTAGCGCAGGTGTGCAAGTCGCATCACTAGGCGGCCAAAGCCCTCAAAACCTCATGTATGACGGATATGTAGAAGCAGGCGCAAAGTTCACACCGCAAAGCGGCGCGGTAGTCGAATCCGCGCAATAACAAAGGCTGTCTGAAACCAGTTCAGACGGCCTTTAAATAAAAGCTGCTTGATTCCTTTAAAAAGCGCGGCGTAAAAACCTATCTGAAGAGCAGAAACCTAAATCCCGCGATTTTTAAAGGAAGCAAGTAGCAATGGCCGCGCGGCAGAGCGCAATTTTAGAAAAGAAAGAATAGAAAGGCAAAGAGATTGAAACATCTGATATACTCAAAACGTCAGCGGTCTAGCTAACCCTGACAACATCCGCCGAACCTGAAAGTTCCCGAATCATCAAGATTGGGAGAAAGATAAGGACGGCGGATTTTTTCATATTTAATTTGAGTAGCATCAAAGGCCAAGAGCCTGCATAGTAAGGGAAAAAATATGAGAAATACCGTAGGACTCGACATATCCGCAAAAACATTTGACGCAGTCGCATTACTAGACGGCCAAACGGCCTATAAGAAGTTCCAAAACAACCAAGACGGCATAGAAAGTCTGAAAAATTGGATAAACGGCCAAAGTATCGAAGACGGCCAAAACATTTACATCATCATGGAAGCCACCGGCAACTACTACGAAGCCGTCGCCGACAACCTCGCCGATTATTACCATGTTTCCGTTATCAATCCCCTAAAAATCAAACGGTATGCCGATTACCGTTTTAATCGAACAAAAACCGACAAACAAGACGCAAAACTAATAGCAGAATTTGGTCAAAACGCCCTAGCAAAAGATCTACCCAAGCACAAAAGGCCGTCTGAAAACATCCAAAGCCTCAAACGCCTGTTGAGCCTGCAAAACCAACTGAAAGAACAGCTGACAGCACAAAAAAACAGGCTGAAAGCAGCAAAAGACAGCTTTGTACAACAAATCCACCAAAAGCAGATAGACGAACTCAACCAGCATCTGCAAGACGTGGACGGCCAAATCAAACAAACGGCCAAAGCAGACAAAGCCATTCAAGAAACCGCCAAACGCCTACAAACCATCCCATCAGTCGGCCAAACAACGGCCATATACCTAACCGTTCATCTCCTTACCGCACATTTCAAAAACGCCAACCACTTTACAGCATTCGCTGGCATGAGCCCGCAACAGAAAAAATCAGGGACAAGTGTCAACGGCAAAGAAAAGCTGACAAGGTATGGCAACAGAAAACTACGCGGCGCTCTCTTCATGGCCGCCATGGTAGCCATGCGTCAAAACTACTTTCCCGACTTCACCAAAAGACTGCAAAAAGCCAAAAAGCCCAAGATGGTTATTATCTGCGCCCTGATGAGAAAGCTACTCGTCATTGCCTACCATCTGCACAAAAACCAAACCGACTTCGATCCGAGTCGGTACAAACAAGCGTAA